CGATCAACAATGACCGCATCGACAAAAGCAAGATAGCGCTTCAGTCCGGCAAGGGTGCCTTTCAGCGCCGCCAAAGGTGACGCCGGGTAGAGCGTGGAAACGCCGGCGCATTGCGCGATCATTTCCCGCTTTCGCTCTTCGGTCCAATCGTCAAACCACAGATCGACCGAGTGATGCACGGCAAGCCAAGGCAGGAACCGCGCCGGCGTCTGGTATGGGTCCATCAGCACGGCGTAAGGGATCGGCAAGTCATCCGACATTGCGGCGGCAAGCGCCTTCTCGAATTCCTCCGACGATGGCGGAAGCAAAACGCCTACATCGCTCATGCCCGCACCTCGATCTGAACATCAAGGCTGGTCATGACGGGCACCTTGTACGGGTCAGGCTCGATGACAACGGGCGCAAGATCGCGCACCCGGATCACGCCATCGCCGAAGGCTGCACCCGAAAGCAGGGCTTGCGGGATTTCGCCGCCAATCAAGATGCGGGAGGTTGCCGCCGCGATGATGCGCTTTTCCGCTTCCGCCTTGATGACGCCGGCGCTGGCGCGAGCGGCCACAATTTCGAGCGAGAGCGAAACCGCGTATTCAGTGCGGCCGGCCGCCATGACCGAAATGGCCACGGCTTCCGGCGCGCGGTCCGGATGCGTGACAGCAGCCCGGATAATGGCCAGCTCGGCATCTGTCGGAAGCCTGCCCATCGGCCCGGCAATGACAACATCCGTATCACCGCGCCGGCCGTGGACCGCCCTGCCGTTCACGCGCGCATCCCAAAGTCCTATCGACTTGTCAGCGGATTGCGGCCACGCCGTCCAGGCATCGAAGAGATAGCGACCGGCCGAACCAGCAGCCGGCAAATCGAAGGACAGGAGATAGCGGCGAAGCAAGGCGTCATCGCTTTCCATGATGGCGGCCGAGCTGGGCGTGGCAGAGGCGACAACCAGCCGCACGATGTTGCGGCCGGCTGTGATGGCTTCCAGATTGCTGCCCTTGGCATAGGCCGCCAGCAGCGACCGAAAGGCATCGTTGACGCGCTGGCGATCCATCAGACGGAGGTAAGACCACGCTTCGCCGACAATGCCGGCAGGATCGGTTTCAAGGTTTTGCACGTCATAGACCGGCAAGGCCGGATTGATGGCGCGCATCTGGTTCCAGAATTCCAGAAACCGGACCTTGAAGGCCGAATAGAGGGTTTCGAAATCCAGCGCCTCGATGGCATCCGGAGCCGGCAGGCGCGAAACGTCGATGGCGGCCGGCGCGTAAACAGCAAGTGTCATGATGATCTGCCCGCTATGACGACCCGCGTGCTTTGATCTTCCGCAATGGAATAATCGCCGCGATGGCCGAGAGGATAATAGACGCCGAAGATTTCCAGCGAGATTTTGCCGCTCGCGTCGGCACGGCTGACTTTTCCGAACCGCATCCGGAAACGCGGTTCCCATCGCTGGATTGCGATTGCGGCCGAGGAATAGAGCGCCAGCACATTGCGGCGCGTCATCTTCGCATCGACAAGGTCCGGCAGTTCCGAACCGAAATCACGCCGCATGACGCGAGCGCCAATCGGCGTGTTTAGGATTTTGGCAATTGACTGCTGGGTATGATCCCAATCAGTCAGGGGTGCGCCGGTTGCGGCGTTGACGCCGGTCGAGCTTGGCATCCGCTTTCCCCTTTTCATCGATTAGCGAGACGACATCGCCGAAGGGCGGCGCAAGCTCGCGGGCCTGATCGGCAGACAGTTGGATGGGTTCGCCGGCATCACGCCAGCGCCCGGCAATCTCGCAGCCGGTGCGAACCTTGTAGTTTTTCATGGGGGTTCCTCAGTCTATTGCGAAGACTTTTTCCGAGCCTTCGACAATCGGCCACATGCCGGCCGATGACCCTTTCTCGACATGCACCATGTCGCCGATCCGCGCGACCTGCTTGCCGCCGTCGCCGCCGAGCTGCACGTTATCGGATTGCACGATGACCTTGGCGGCGGTGACTTTCACAAGCCCGCCCGTCGCCTCGATGACCGTGTCGCCGATCTTGATGTGAAACGGCGTGTCGCTGTTCTCGCGGGCGTTCTCGTCGCTGTAGGTCGAGAAATCGATCTGCGCGTCTGCGAGATCGCCGCTTTCCGAAACCACGTCCACTTGCTCGCCGATGCTGTAAAGCACATCGACCTTGACGCCACCGCCAGCCAGCGTGCGCGCCTTGATCCATGGCGTCAGATAAGGTTCCTCACCCTGCCGAGACAGCTCAACGCGATACTTGCTTTTGTCGTCGCTGATTTCGGCAATCTTGCCCTTGCGGCGACGGTTGCGCTCGCGGCGCTCGATATCGGCAATTCGATAATTCAGTTCCTCGATATGGTGGACTAGCCAGTCATCACCTTTCATGGCGCACCCCCATCCGGAAGCGTCAACAGCATCGCGTCCGCTTCACTGTGTATCATGCCATAGCGCCGCATCGCCGCCGCCAGCTCGTCATCATTGCCGGCGATCTGCGCTTTCATAAGCGCGATCTTTTTCGCCATGTCCGGCTCAAGGTGCACCAGGTCGCTTTCGCATTTAGCGAAGAATGCGGCCATCGGTGACTCTGGCTTGAGAGGCTGGCCGGCGACCGGCTCGGCAATGGCGGTTACAGTGATTTTCATCTGATGCGCCGCCAAGCGAACGCCGTTCGTGTCACCGCTAATGCGGGCACGCTGGCATTTGTCAAACCCAAGGACTAGCCGGCCGAAAATCGCGGCCCACTCATTATCAGGATCGGCCAGCGCGTCGGCGACCTGCCGGAGCGTCAAGTCGAGGTAGAATTCAAAATTGGCGTCGGCCGCAGGAAGGCCGGCCATGATGACCTGCTCCTCTGTTTCCGGATCGGTGATGAGGTGCGGCGATGCAACGCCGGCTTCGAAGACTAAATCGATTTCGCCGCTCGCCGTCAGGGAGCGCAATTCGAGGCCGCTCAATTGCTTGCCGTCGTCGGTATAGACCGAAACGAATTGCTTTTCCTTCGGGGTTTTAAGTTCGCCGGCAGAGCTGGTTTCCAGAGCGCCAATCTCGCTATCGAGAACATTGTCGCCAACCAGCGTGCGACCTTTAACGGCTTGAACGGCGCAGATGCGCAAGGCAATACGGACAAGGGACATGGCACCACCAGCGTCAGGCTTGATTGAGCCCAGCGATTAGCCGGGTGTGATTGCGGTCATCGACCGTGGAAACTTCAAAGACGGGTTCGCCGGGGCGCTCCAAAGCGCGCAGCTTGTCTTTCTTGCGAAGGACGATATCGGGGTACTCGGTGCGGTCGATGTAGAGAGCCGCCTTGCCTGCCGCGATCCGCGAGTGCAGGGAGCGGCCGCCGCTGACATCGAGAGGCCCGGCCGTTTCGTCGCCAGTTCGCAGAACCGCCATGATGACGACTTGCGGCCGGTCCGGATCGGCTTTCTCGTTTTTCATGGGAGAAAGGCGAATGCGCTCCGCAAACCTTTGGTCGACTCCGGACACAACCGCATCGCGTGCGGCCCGAAATGAAGAAGCAATCGGCATAACGATCCCCATGGAACGCGCCCGGCCGCCGAGCTGGCGACCGGACATTTGTTGATGATCAGTTGGTCTTGAGCTGCACCAGGCAGTTTGGCTGCTTGCAGATGGCCAGCATGTTTGACTGCGATTTCATTTCGACGCCGGCTCCGTGATCGAGAACCTTTGTCGAGATGAAGATCGAACCGTCTTCTTCTTCCGTTGGCGCCTGATTAACGCGGTCGATGTGATAGGCCGGGCCGTCATAGGTGCGGAACATGGACTGCGTACCGGTCGGATAGGCCGTGCCGCTGTTGTCATCCACATTCTTGACCATCGAGATGGTGCCATCGTTGCCCTTGACCGGCAGACCGCCCTTGTACTCGCGGAAGAGAATGTCGCCGAATTCAAAGACGCGACCCCAATTGCCGCCGAGGCGCTGACGTTCAAGGTTTGTCTGCGCGGATGCGTTCTGCGCCTGAAGCCAGAACTTTTCGACCTTGGCATGCGAGATCAGCTTCGAGAAAAACTTCGTATCGACCACGGCTTCCACCGCGCCGACCGTTTCGCCCGTGGCATTGCTGATAATGTGGTCGCCCACTTCCTCGCACTTGGAGCGGACATCGGTTCCAGCCGTACCGAGCGCGAAATCTACTTCCTTCTTTTCGACGTCAAACGTGTCGTAAAGATTGTAAAGCGTGCGGAGTTTGCCGTCCTTGATTTCGCCGCGGAGCATGCCGAGCCGCAGAAACTCGCGGGTAATGGCATGGTTCTTACGGATGATGACAAGCTTGCGCTCAAGTTCGGCGTCGAGCGAGCGCAGGGTGATTTCACCATTGACGACTTCGAGCATGCCGTCGATATCGCCGACAAGGATGTTCTCGAAGTGGGTGAAATGCGGGATGGCGAAGATAATGCCGTTCTGGTCATCATCGCCGCCCACCTCGCCGGGCGCACCCGGTTCCTGATGCGAAAGAACCACGATCTGGCCTTCGCGGAAGTCGATGCGAACCATGCGCGAACGCTTCGGCTCGCTCGGCGCGATGTTGAGCGCGTTCAGAAGGCCGAAGGTATTCGGCAGTTTGTTGACCTCGTCGGTGAGTTCAACGTTGGAGTAAGGCAGCAAGATTTCAGGCATTGCCGATTGTTCCTTGTGAAGAAAAAGGCGCAGGACATCGCGTCCCGCGCTCGCAGGCTGAAAGGCCGGCTATTGATGAAAAGGGTGGATCAGGCGCGCAGGATCAGGCCAAGGCGGTCTTCGATATCTGCGATGGCAGCGGCCTTTTGCGCGTCGGTCGCGCCTTCAGGCCAGACGATAGAGGCGCGGTTGAGAACCGAGAAGCGGCGGGAATAAAGCAGACCGTCAACGCGGTCCACGCCATCCGGGGCTTCGCAGTCCTTCAGGCAAACGCCGTGCACGATCTGGCTACCGTCCGTTGCGGCCGGGTCCCATGCGACCAGCTTGCCGAGCTTGTCGCCGGCTGGGGCTTCCTCGGTTCCGGCGATCCGGCCGACGAGCTGGCCGAGCTTGACCAGGCGGGCTTTTCCGCCAGTGCCGCCAAGCAGGGTGCCAACGGCACGCGAGATTTCGGGATCTACTTCCTTCTTCAGCAGCGTGGACATGCCGGGGGTCTGCTGGAATTTCATGACAGGCAAAGTGCCCATGGTTGTTTCCTTTCG